TTCAGAAAACCCCCTTAGTCCCCCTAAAGGGGGAGAAGCGTTAGCCCTTCTAAAGGGAGACCAAAAACCGAAAGCGACCGAACCCCCCCCAGGCGAAAAGCCAAAGCGCAAGCCAAAAGAGACAATCGGCCAATTCGACATCCCCCCAAGGCTAGACTCGCCCGAGGTGCGCGAAGCTCTCGAAGCCTGGGAGCGGATGCGGCGCAACATCGGACACCCAATCCGCGACAGAGGCAACGTCTGCCGGGGCTGGGATCAAGCCTACCGCGATCGGGATCACTTGCTTGCATGTATCAACCTCACCACGGCGAACGAGTGGCAGGGCATCAAGCCGAGCCATGTCGACCCGAAGGCTAAACCGAAGGTCGACCCCTACGCGAACCTGAGGAAATACTAATGGCCGAAAAAACCGCCCGATGCATCAAGGACGAAGAAAACCTAATCGGGGCTCTGATTGTCAAGCCTGAGGCGATCTACATCGCCCAAGAGTACGTGACGGCTACCGACTTTGTTTCGATCGGTTTTTCTCAAGTGTTTTTCGCGATTCAAGCTTTGCTCAAAAAAGCGGTCCCGCTCAACGCGACGAACATTGCAGCGGAACTAGACCGAATCAAGGTGCTAGACCTTGTAGGGGGCGTTTCTAGGCTCGTCGAGCTTATGGCCGAAGGGATGCCTCACCACGTTCAATACTACGCCGAGCAGGTCGCTAAGGCGTCTCAGAGGCGAAAGCTTCGGCGCGTTATTGACGATCTAGCGAAGCAATGCGAGGGCGATGAATTCGACCCGGTTGAGTTTGCAGGCGAAATGTCGGCGGCGTCTACGATTATCGACGGGGCAGGCGTCGAGCAAAAGCGGCTAGGCTTGGTGCTCGATGAATTCTTGGAACAATGCGAAGAAAACCGGCAATCCAAAAGCACTTCGGTTTTTGCGACTGGGATTGAAAGGCTCGATGAATCGCTATTCGGCGGACTGCCAGCGGGGTACATTACCATCGGGGCGCGGCCGTCGATCGGTAAATCGGCAGTAGGAGCAGAAATTGCATTGAGGCCAGCAAGGGACCGAAACGAGCCGACGCTATTTGTTAGTCTTGAAATGAGCTTTCGGCAGTTCGCATTGCGTTTCATGCTGAGGGGTACAAGCCTCAAGGCTAGCGACATCAACCAATCGACCTACACGGATGCCCAGCTAAACGAAATGCTTGAGGTGGCAGCGGACCATCATTTATGCCCGATGGAGTTTTGGCATAAACCAGGGGCTACCATCGCGGCTATTGAATCCAGAATTAGAACTGACATTGCTCGAAGAGGATGCAAGCTAGTTGTGATTGACTACATCCAGTTAATAAAAGCCCCAAGGGAAATCAGCGACCGGCGGCTACAGGTCTCGCATGTGTCCAATGAGATTTGCAGAATGAGCAAGCAGTTAAATATACCGATTGTTGTATTGGCTCAGGTCGGCAGGGCGGCAGAGGGTGAAGCCCCAACGCTATCGCACTTAAAGGAATCCGGTTCGATCGAAGAGGATTCGGATATCGTAATGCTTTTGCATCGGGAGGATCGAGCGGCGGAAAAAATGGATGTTTACATAGCCAAGTTTCGCGATGGCGAAATGAGCAAGACGGAATTAAGTATGCGGCGCGGTGCTGTGTACTCGACCGGGGACCGGGAATTTAAGGTTGGATCGGAGTTGACTAATTACAATGGAGGATTCTAGCGTGAATTACTTAGTGCTTGATTTGGATACAGGGCGAATGGATGGATGGTACGGATCGCAAAAGTCAGCGGAGTGGTGCTGCGAAACAAGAAAGAAACGGGTTGGCGGTAGGTGGATTGTTGTCCAGCTAGCAAGCGACCAAGGCGAACAGATCAGGCTTACGCCAGAGCTTACTAGGCTCGATGATATGGAACTGGATTTACGATGACCGACGACGACGAAAAGACCCGCAACCTCCGGGACAAAGTGTACCGGTTGAAGATTAGGGTGAAGTTACTACAGGCAAGAAACAAGGAGCTTAGGCAATGGATCACAAAACTAACGAACAAGACCCATCCAGCACGGAGGGCAGGCAAGTGAAGGTCGGCGATACTGTTTGGGTGCGAGCCAAGGTAGCCGAAGCCGACAACGTTAGCGCGAGGCTGACAACGGAAGTTTACGGCCAGAGTTTTTGGGCAGCGAACAAAGAGTTTTCAAAAACAGGAATCGAGGTGCAAGGTGAGTGAGCAACTGAAAGTGGGCGATAAGGCTTGGGTATTGTGCAAGGTGATCGAGCCATGCGAGAGCCTAATGAAAGTGACGGGAAGCGGCGATGAAAACTGGTTTTATGCTGACCAGGATCATTGCCGACCTGTCGAACCGTCCAACTCTCCGGAAATCCCGGATGGTTCGAGCGACCCCCTAGCCCCTAGCCCTTGCATGGATGGCGTGAATGTCGATCAGTTTGTCGAGGGCATCATGGAGGCAAGGGGGCGAACTAGCGACCCCATCAACCCTAGCCACTACAAGCAAGGCGGCATTGAGTGTATCGAGGCTATCAAGGCGGCAACGGGCGATGGCTTTATCGGCTACGTTTGGGGCAACGTCATAAAGTACCTTTGGCGATGGCCAAAAAAGGGCGGCGTCGATGATTTGAAAAAGGCTCGATGGTATTTGGATCGATTGATTCAGGAGGTGGGCGAATGAAACGCAAAGAATTTATTGAGTACCTTGAGGAGCTTCGGCTTGAGGCAATAACCCGAATGAATAAGATAATACCAACTGGTGACGCAGATTCAGCTAACTACCAGCTAGGTAAATCCGTTGCCTATCGTACCGCGATTGAAAAACTTAAAGAAAAAAAGGAAAGTGAAGTGGGCGAATGAAACTCAGGCAAGCAAGGAAAATCTGTCGGCGTGCAATATTTGGCCGGAAGGCGGATGATTATCGCAACCGCATTAAACAAACGACATACGCCAAGGCCCTTGATCGCAACTATCAAATTGTTCGGGCGGTTATTAGAGCCGACCGCAAGCGACGAAAGGAGGCGGGCGAATGAGCGACAAGGCAACACAAAATTTCGGCAATACGATTAGGCTCACATCCCCGAGGATCAACCTCGGTGAGCCTCAAGAAATTAAGGTCACCTACGAGTGGCAACCTAACCCGATTTTCTATGTCGGTTTTAAGGTGCGAATCGATGGCGTTTTGTGCGAGGTTTGTTCGGTTGAAAAAGATAGGGCGGTTAGTTTTCAAAGGATTAAGGAGTCTGGAAATTGATATACCTAGGCATTGACCCCGGGCCGGTCGAAAGTGCGTTTGTTTGGTGGGATGCCGAAGCGGAAAAGGTTATCGGGCTACAATCGATTCCGGTGTTCAAGCTTGGATCGTTTGAGATCGGTCCGCTACTCAAGGGTGTCGATCACGTTTCCATCGAGTGGATTGAGTGTTTCGGAATGGCGGTAGGTCAAGAGACGTTTCGGACGGTGGCGGGCATTGGTTGGTTTGCATCGCTCTTGTACGATGGCAGTTGGAACTTGCGCCTTGTCCCCCGTCGATCGGTTAAGATGCACTTATGCAACTCGATGAGAGCCAAGGATGCCAACGTAAGGCAGGCCCTTATCGATCGCTTCGGCAAGGTGGGGACCAAGAAGCAACCGGGCAAGCTCTACGGCGTGGCTACTCACTACTGGGCGGCTCTTGGCGTGGCGGTGTACTCGGCTGACGTATTTGACCCGGGGCAGTTTTGGATCGAGGATTTGAGGAACAAGGCAGGCAAATGACCAAACGCAAAAACATAATCCAGGAAAAGAAAACAAACAAATGATAGTAATGCCAGCGAATTCAACCGGGTGGTTTTGGCACTGTCTTGCAAGAGAGACAGGCCGGATTGGACACCTTTATTCTCCGGGGGCTCAGCGTGGGCCGTTTCCCTGGTTTCCTTTTGCGTTGGACAACGGCGCGTTTTCGTGCTGGGATCGACACGCAAACGTATTTGATTTCGACAAGTGGAATTCGATCGAACCGAAATGGCAGCGGATGATTGAGTGGGCCGGGCTTGGTGCTCAGACCCCGCGATGGGCTATTGTACCAGACGTTCCAGGAAATGCCGAAGCGACCTTAGAGCGATGGGGCAAGTACGTTCAGAGGGTTCACGATTGCGAAATCAACGCGGCTATTGCGGTGCAAGACGGAATGACCGTCGAGCAAGTTAAAGCATTGCGACCCGGGCCGGTTGTGGTTTGCGTAGGCGGGACCGATGAATTCAAATGGGGGACGCTCCAGCAGTGGACATCCAATTTTCCGAGAGTCCACGTTTTGCGAGTCAACCAACCGGACAGACTCAACTTTCTGGAATCGCTGGGCGTTGAGTCTTGTGACGGGACCGGATGGAATCGAGGCAACAGAAAGCAGACTAAAGGCGTTGAGGAGTGGGCTAGAAACAAGCCGACGCCAACGCAGTCGCATATCTGGCGGTGGTGCTGTCGGAGCGAAGATAAGCAAGACGAACTTTTTTCGAACTAGGAACGCCAATGACCCAACGCAAAAACATAATCCAGCCTCCCGAAGTTTGGGCGGCTTGGTCCGAAATCGCAGAGGCGAAGGGCTGGACAATGGCACATCTGATTTTTGAGGCCGTCAACCATCGCCACAGGCTCAACCAAGAGCGACCGGGGCGAGGGCGGCCGAAGTCCAAGCCGGCGGCAAAGAAGCGCAGGAGGGGCAAGGGATGAGCAAGCTCCACCAGTCGTGCCTCTGGGCCCTCCGATCCGTCGCGGTGCTTTTCTTTTGGGGCGACCTAGCGTCGCTCAGGTGCACTTGGATTATCCTTGATGTTTTGCACGACCTAGCGTTAATGTGCTGCCCGGCGGCGTTTTTGTTTTGCCTAATGGGGATTTGGTGTACTTGGTTCCCAGTCGATGAAAATTCCGTCCGGTGATTGTCAAGCCCCTTGACGGTGGATAAGATGTTCACAAAGGAGAAAACCATGAACCTTTCAGAGCTTTTCAAAAGCAAGCGATTTTGGGCGGCGGCGGCTACGGTTGCCGTGGTCGTCTTGAAGGATCGCCTACCGCTGTCCGAAGATCAGATTCAAGAGCTAGTTTGGGTTGTTGCGGCTTGGATCGTAGGCGATTCAGTCCGGCCCGTTCCCAAACCCGATGAGGTGGCAAAGTGATTTATTTCCCAAGACTTCAAGAGTTAGCCAAAAAGCATGAGTCTGATTTTGCCCAGGCTTACGCCGACGCAGACGGCAATACTCGGGCAGCTCGAAGGGCCCTTCGGTCGAAGCTTGTCGGCGCTTACGGGCTCGACCCCGCGACAATCGCGATGATTTTCGCGTTGATTCAATTGGCCTTCAAGGTCTGGAACTGGGCCAAAGACAACGGCTACCTTTCGTCCTACGATCCTTCCGATGCCCCTACAGGCTACATCCTCCAAACGGCGTGGGATGCGGGCGAATTCGATGACGATGACAACGAAAGCGACGAATAACCCCTAGCCAACCCGAACTTTTCCGATGCTAGGGGCTCGGTGAGTTGGCAGGGGGCAAAATGGAGTGACGATGGCGAAGAAACAAGACAATTGGATTCCTTGGGTGATCGTCGCGGGGCTTGTCCTCTACGTGGTCAACCAACAACCAAAGGGAGGGGGTGATCCATCTACAGCGGCGGCGGTATCGGCCGTGGTCCGTTCGACGATCCCATCGATTCGAGCCGCGTACAAGCAAGCCTTTCTTGACGCGGCCAAGGGCATCGAGGACGGGTCTATCAAGGATCAAGAGCAATGGACCGAGTTTATCAAGCAGAACGCAGGGGCAAGGCAACGCGACGCTTTGGACAAGGTCTATGAGGCGATAGACAAGCTAAAGCTACCCGTGACGTTTGCGGGCAAGGAAAAAGAGTTGGCGGAAATTAATCGGCAAATAGCAGGGGCGTGGTAAATGCTTAGTCTTCGCGAGATAGTAGCTATGCAAAACCTAAGCCTTCTGGGCGAGTACAGTCAGGGCTTTACCTGGGACCAAGTGCGCGAGCATGGCCGACTGTTGCGGGTCGACATGGAGCGACTCGAAGCAATGATCCTTGAACTGGAGGCAGGGAAGTAATGGACAGCCAAAAAGAATTGGAGCGAATCGATAAGCGGGTCGATGGCTTGTGGGACACGGCTCATTGCAGCGAAAGACTACTTAGTACACTGTCGTCGTTTTTGATTATCGTTGCGGTTTTTGTAGTTTTTCAATTTTTAATCCATGCCTATGTCGCAAGCAAAACCAGTGAGCGGCTAGATCGCCTGGAGCGAATGCACGGCATCGACAAAATCGGGAGGCGGAAGTAATGGAGACTACGGAGAGCCATAACACGCTGGCCGTAAGGGCCTTTGAGTCAATCGTGATGGTTATTGTCGTTTTGTCCGTGGCAGTTTGCGGCTTGGCTGGGGTGGTGGCGTTAACATCGCAAGAAAACGGG